ATGGCTCAATCTGAAAAAGGCAAACTAAATTATAGATGTCCTTCCTGCTTTATGAGAGATTTGGATATAGATATGTTTTATGATAAAGAAAAGGAAGAATATTACTGTATTCGATGCCAGTATACAGGGACGGAAAAAGATGTGCTGGAGAAAAATCAGATGGCAAGATTTCGATATAAAAGCATGTTGAAACGGTATACGTTTGAGGACTGATTTTAATTGAATTATGAATGATATCTAAGCTAGAAAAGGCATTTGGATGCCTTTTTCTAGTTTAACAGGAGTATAACGAACTAACAGTAGCATCTTTAGTTAGATATGAGACAATAGTATACGGTATACAATTAAGCAGAACGAGTGTAATGTGTTCTTTCGATTTTGAGTCGATGTAGCGCAGGCTCGCTCGTTAATGGGCTGTCTGACGGCAGTATGGAGGTGACTATGAAGTCCTATATAAAAGGAATGGATATATCAACACTTTATGAAATTGAAAAATGTGGTGCAAAATATTATGATAATGGCATCGAAAAGGATTTGTTAGAAATACTGCATAGTTATGGAGTAAACGCTATAAGACTCCGTTTATGGAATAATCCATATTCGGAAACTGGAGAAGCCTACGGTGCTGGTACCAATGATTTAAAGACGACTATTCATTTATCAAAAAGAGCAAAGGAAAAAGGAATGGATATTCTTTTAGATTTCCATTACAGCGATTTTTGGACAGATCCGGGAAAGCAGATTATTCCTAAGGCTTGGAAAGATTTTTCGGTAGAGCAATTAGAAAATGAAGTTTATGAATACACAAAAGATGTATTAGAAGAACTAAAAGAAAACGATGTATTCCCAGACCTAATTCAAGTTGGTAACGAATTATCCAATGGACTTTTATGGCCTTACGGAAAAGTTCCTGAATATGATAATATTGCAAAGTTCATTAATGCTGGTATACGAGGAATAAGGGCTGTTAACAAACAGGTTCCAATTATGCTGCATCTAGATAACGGTGGTAAGAATGAATTGTATCGGGAATGGTTTGACGAATTTTTAAAACGAGGAGAGGAGTTTCAAATCATTGGACTATCCTATTACCCCTTCTGGCATGGAAGCATGGAAGAATTATCAGCCAATATGAACGACCTTGCGATAAGGTATAAAAAAGATTTAATCGTAGCAGAGGTATCCATGGGATTTACTATGGAAGACTATGCCGAGTATGAAAAGCTTTCTCCAGATGAAAGAAAGGGCATGGCAACGAAACCCCATTTGGTTGAAAAATTAAACTATGAAATGACGAAAGAAGGTCAGTGTAAATTTATTGAAGATGTATTAAAAGTAGTTGAAGAGGTTCCTGAACACAGAGGAAAAGGTTTCTTCTACTGGGAACCAGGATGGCTTCCTGTGCCAAAGTGTGAATGGGCAAGTGAGAGTGCAAGAGTTTATGTGGGCGATCAAGGTGCAGGAGGTAATGAGTGGGCAAATCAGGCATTGTTTGATTATGAGGGCAATGCATTACCAAGCTTGAAAGTAATTAAAAATTATATGCCGAAAGAATGATAGTTACATCAAAAGATAGTGTAGAAAACAGTGCATAAAAAACAGCTATTTAAAAAGATAAGTACCTTAATATGATAAACACCTTAAAATGAAAGTTAGTACATAAGGATGGTAGTATGAAAAATTGATAGATCAAAAATAGTTGAATTATAAAGTTATATTATAAAGGCTATTTATAGATAATGGAAGTTTTGGTAACAACAATTAAGAAAAACAATTTGCAAAAGATTGACATAGAACATAAAATATATTAAGATATAAATGCGTTTAAAACCGGATATTATCAATAGGCAATGCAGGACGAATTCCTAAGCAACCTATTCATAATCGCAATTACCTAACGGGGTTGTACTGGTTTCGACGGGGGTTTAGAAATTGTGGAAGCCATTCGCAGACTAGGACTGCGTCATCAACTTAGAATTAAAATTAAACGCAGACGAAAATTTAGCGTACGCTGCCTAGTGGCAGCTGTCGACCTTAAACAACTCGCGGTTTAAGAACTCGGCATCAAATTAGCGAGGCCCTCCATTACCAAAGCTTTGAGGTGATGGAAGATTCATGAAGCTACCAAAACTAAGAGCCTGTCTGTCGGCGCTTAGCGGAGGGAACAGCGGACTTCGGGTTCGCATAAAAGACTGACTGTAATGGGAGAAACTGCAATGGATGGGCTTTCGGACAGGGGTTCAACTCCCCTCAGCTCCATAAAAATTTACCGCCAAATCTAAGGGTTTGGCGGTTTTTTGTTGCTCTAGGTTGACAAATAGGTTGACATTGGAAAATGTAGTGTTATAATTTAGCCATTAGGTTGACATTTCATAATCCAAGGAGAATGCTATGGCAAGAATATTAATTGAGAAGAATATTTATTTTGATGAAGAGAAACAGCTCTATTATGTATATATGGATTATGGTAAAGATAAGAATGGAAAACGGATACGAAAGCAGCCTACCTTTAAAACGAAAGCATTAGCTAAAAAAGCATTAAAGGAGTTTGAAGCTGATAAAACCAAGGGAACATTAATAAAGCCAAATGCTGATACATTAAAAGAATGGTTGATTTATTGGTATGATACGATATCCAAGAATAACAATGAAGAGTCTACTAACTATGGCTACAAGAATATTATTTACAAGCATATCATTCCTAAAATTGGTGATATTCGCCTACAAAAATTAAGTCCTAAGGATATACAGGATTATTATAATATTAAAATGAATGATGATGAAAGCGCCTTAAGTGCAAATACAGTAAGAAAGCACCATACGCTTTTAAAAACTTCCTTAGCACTTGCGGTAACACAGGATATACTATTAGTAAATCCAACTGATAAGGTTATCCCTCCAAAATTCATGAAACCACAAAGAAGGTATTATGATATTAATACTATGAAGCAGCTATTTGCACTTGTAAAGGATACCAGGTTAGAATGTGCGGTGTGGATATCTGGCTTTACTGGGGTTAGACGTTCGGAGTTATGCGGTATTAAATGGAGTAAAATAAGCTTTGATAACAAGATAATAACGATAGATCATACAAGAGTTAATGTAGGTACTGTGATAATTGAAAAGGATAGAACCAAGAACGAATCATCTACTAGAAAAATTGCAATAAATGATGAGCTTGTAGAAGTATTGAAAAAGGAAAAATCCAAACAGGAGTTAAATAAAGAATTATTGGGAGATTATTATATTGATACCGATTATGTGATTGTTATGGAGGATGGGAAACCATTCAGACCTAATTATTTATCGGAATTATTTACAAAAGTCATTAAAGATAATGATTTACCTACCATCACTTTACATGGGTTAAGGCATACAGTTGCTTCGGTTGCAAATGAAGCTGGTGTAAATCTTTATAACATTAGTAAGATATTAGGGCATAGTACAACTGCAACAACCAGTAAAATATATACTCATTTATTCGATGAAGCACAGGTTGAAAGTATGAATGCCATTGCGGATTTGTATAAGTGATTTAATTCAAAAAAAGTTATTTTTTCGTTACGAAAATTCTACGAAAAAAAATAGGCATTGTTAAACCCTTAACAGGGGTTTAAGCCAGATAAATCCAGTATTTCTTCATTTTTAAAATGTCGTGTTTCATGTCGTGTTTTATGTCGTGTTTTATGTCGTGTTTTTGTCGTGTTAAGTGTGCTATAATCAGTATTAGTTAAAATTATATCTGCAGGGCAGTAAATCAATTCTTATTGGATGGCTGTCCTGTTTTTGTTATGAGGAGGTGATTAATATGAATACAGTTGAACCTATCAGAGATAAAAATATGATATTCGATATAGCTGAATATCTAAAAGAAAAAAGTGATCGCGATTATGTTATGTTTATGTTCGGTATCTATTCAGGATTACGAATATCTGACATCCTAAAATTTAAAATAAGAGATGTGAAAGACAAAAGCTATATTACTATGAGGGAACAGAAAACAAGAAAGGAAAAGAGGTTCCCGATAAATAGTGAGTTAAAACCCATCCTAAAAGAATTTGTTACTGGGAAGAAAGATAATGAGTATCTATTCAGGTCAAGAAAAGGTAAAAATATGCCAATTACAAGACAGCAAGCTTATAATGTTCTTGCTGATGCTGCTGAAGCTTTTCATCTGTATGCTATAGGAACCCATACACTTCGCAAAACATTTGGCTATCATATGTATCAACAGACACATGATGCAGTTACAATAAAAGAAATTTTAAACCATAGCGATATATCAGTTACGCTTAGGTATATAGGCATTAATCAAGACATAAAAGATTCGACTATTAAAAAGTTAAGCTTTAAACCCTAATTTACACATGAATCAGCGTTTGCATTTTTTTTATGCCTTTATATTTGACATATTAAGCAATTGTAAAATAACACTTACTAAATTTATCTGGGTTATATAGAAGAAATAAAAAAAATGCAATTTTACACAATTATAAGATATGACAAATTCAAATAGGTGTATACAGTATGTCAAATACAATGAAAATCCACTGTAATTTCCTATGGTTTTCAATAACGTTTGTCTTTTTAATTTGTCACGGAAATACTCGATGATAGTAAGTAAAAGAAATGAGGTGGCAGATTGGATAAGTGATTGTTAGAAAATGTACGGTATGTGGGAAGAAAGTACCTCAATACACTAAATGTGCGTGTGAGATTCAAAAACGTCTTGATAACTATAAAGATTATCAGAAACGTAGGGTATTGTATGAAGACGAAAAGGAAAGAGTTGACTTCTACCAATCCAAAGAATGGGAGTTATGTAGAGCAACTGTAGCAAGACATCAATTCAATTTGGATTTATTAGAGTGGAGTAAAGGTAATATTGTTCAAGCTGAAGTATATCATCATGTAATTGAGGTAAAAGAAAGTAAAGATGTATGGTTAGATATTTACAATATTATGGGTTTAACACAATCTAACCATAATAAGCTACATGCACAGATGAATCAAAGCACCAGGAAGAAGAAAGCAATACAAGCGGAGTTGATGAGTATTTTACATAGGTTTGAAGAGGAATTTTATTAGTCGCATACCCGGGGGGAGGGTCAAAAAGTTACATCTAATCACTCAACACCGCAAGCGATCAACCAGTCGTAAATATTCCCATTTTCAGAAATTCGAATATAAGCAAAAAGGTGGTGATAAAAAATGGCAAATATAAAGCCAGCGGAGTTTAGAACAGGTCATACGAGCAATGAAGAGATAAGAAATCGTAAGGAAACAGAAAAGAAACTAAAAGGAACAAAAAAAATATCGACCACACCTCCAGCGGATTTAAGTGCTAATGGTAAACTAATCTATAAGGAGATAATTAAGCTACTACCCAAAGGCTTCTTAAGTAGTGCTGATGTATTTACTGTAAAGATTGTAGCAGAGTCACTTGATTGTATGAAGACAAGTTCAAGCGTGATACATAGACAAGGACTTTTCACTATTGAAGGGAAAGAAAGCGAAGCATCCAAAGCCTATGAAAGACATTCTAAAATTTATGATAAGTTTTCCGCAAAAATAGGTTTGAGTCCAAAAGATCGTGCAGCACTTGCATCAATCATAATTACAGAGAAAGAAACCAGAACTGATGAGTTAATAAAAGCGTTAAGTGGTGATGATTAATGGTTTTATTGGAGAAAGCCCTTAGATATTGTGAAGATGTTGCAAATGGCAATGAAATAACCACCGATGAGGTTAAGCAGCAATGTAAATCGTTCATGGCTGATTATAAATTTAATCAATACGTGGATAACTTTGAATTTTGCTTTAGTGAGAAGAAATTAGAAGTAGTCAATAAGATATTAAAACTCATGAATTATGCAACTGGTTTTGTAGCTGGACAGTGTGTGTTATATGGATTAGCAGGATTTCAAGCATTGTTCTTATGTGCTCTGTTTGGATGGAGATATAAGTCTGATGTAAATAAATTCAGATATAGGGATATAAACCTCTTTATTCCGAGAAAGAATGCAAAGACATTTTTAGTAGCTGTAATATTCTTGATTTTAATGCTGACAGAACAAAAACATAGTGAGTTTTATTCGATTTGTATTGACAGAGACTTAGCGAAAGAATTACGGAAAGCAATCGCCCAGATCATAGAAGCCAGTCCAATATTAAGCAAGCATTTTTTTGTATCCCAAAGTGACATAGGAAAAATCAAGTGTACTATTACTAATAGTTTCTATGTACCAAGAACAAGTAAAGCAAATAAAAATAATTCAATTCGTCCAGCATGTGTATGCTGTGATGAGGTTGGAGCCTTTACTAAAAACGATAATATCCAGGCTATGAGAAAAGGACAGTTATCTGTAAAAAATCCAATCATGATAAGAACGACCACTGCTTATGCAGAATCCGATTCCATTATGTTAGACGAACTAATATATGAACGTGCCTGTTTAGATGGTACGGTTACAAATCCAAGGGTATTCTCATTAATATATTACTGTAGTCGGGAAGAAGCGTGGGTAGATTACGGACTATATAAAGCCAATCCATTACGAGTAGAAGAAAATTACAAAGAAATTCGAGAAGATAGGGAAACTGCAAGGATTAAAACCACGGAGCAGGAAGAATTATTCACGAAAAATTTTAACATCTTCTTAGAGACGAATGAACTAAACAAGTATATCGATATCGAGTATTGGAAGAAATGTAAGGCTGATAAAGTTGACTTTGAAGGTGAGGAAGTAATTGTTAGTATAGATTTATCAGTTACTACAGATTTAACAGCAGTTGGAATTACGTGTAAAAAGAAAGATGGTAAGATTTATTGTAAGTCACATGGTTTTCTTCCAGAAGAATCATTGTCTAAGCGAAGAGAAAATATTGACTATCGAAAATATGCTGAATTAGGTTATTGCGATATCCATCCAGGTATGACGGTAGATTACGAAAAAGTTGAGGAGTACGTTCGTAGTATCGAGGAAACATTTAATTGTACAATAAAAACAATTGTAACAGATCCTATGAATGCAAAAGAAATGATGGGTAGACTTGGTAATGACTATGAGGTGGTTCTACTCAAACAAACCTACACGAATCTTTCACCTGCTACAAAAGAGTTTCGTAAGAAAGTATATGATAATCAAGTTATTTATGAAAAAAATGAGTTGCTTGACTGGAATATGAGAAATGCCACTACAAGTAAGGGCAAGGCAGATGATGAAATGCTAAACAAAGAAGATAAAAATAAGCAAAGAATCGATATGGTAGTTGTTTTAGTGTTCGGATACACAGAATTAATCGATGAGGGTAATGATTATAATGCTATAGATATCCTTGATACGATGGATTGGTAAGGAGTGATTGTTATTAAAATTTTAAAAATAAAGGGAAAGTTTTCGTGGAAATTATTTAAAGCAGATTTGCTTACAATGATTTCTTTTTTTATTATCTTTTTTACGACATATAGACTAAATGAGTATGTTGCAATGTATATATTAGCAGTTTTTCTGCTGGTAATAAGTTATTTAATAGCAATAAAATAAAGAAAGTATGAGGGTATGAAAATGTTTACAATGAAGAACTTAGAAAATGTGTTTGAGGCAGCAGTTACAAATAAGCACAAATACATAGCAGTAAAGATTGAGACTAAGGGAAGTGAAAAGCCAGAGATTATTATTAACCCATCTGAAAACTTTAAACCGAAATTAGAGTATTATCAAGGTGCGTATGAAGAGGACCTTACATTGAAGAAAGCTAAAGGTATAAAAATTGTTGGTGCGGTAAGTGGCAATGACTTTGCATGGATAGAATCCTCTCTTGCTTAAAGAATAATAAAATTACGCAGGAAGGAGGTACAGTATGTTTTGGGATAAGGTAGAAAAGCGAGAGACCGAGACAACTATAAACGACTGGCCAGTTATTTATAGTTTTGAAAATGGATATGAAAATGCAATTGGAAAAAGTAGCGGATTAAGTGAAAGTACATATTTCAGTTGTTTAAGAATTATAAGTGAGAGTATAGCAAAATGTCCGTTTCAGATAAAACAAGAAACTGATAAAGGTGAGATTGTTGCCAGTGATCACTATTTGTATGATCTGATACGACTTAGACCTAATCCGAATATGAATGCGGTTGTAGCTTTTAAAACCCTCGTAGTATTATCAAAACACTATGGAATAGCTGGAATGTATATTGACAGAGAAGGCAGCAGGATAAAAGGACTATATCCTGTTAGGATAACGAATATAACGGTAGATGATGCAGGATTGATAAAATCCTCCAAAAGTAATAAGGTTCTATACGATATTCAGGGTGTTAATGGTGAATATGATAGTTGCTTTGAAAACGATATTCTTGTTCTTAGGGATTTCACGCTTGACGGTATATACGCAAAAGCAACACGAAATATACTTAATGAATCGTTAGATACTAGCATAAAAAGCCAGGGATATCTAAACAAACTATTTCAAAATGGACTTACAAATAAAATTGTGGTACAGCTTACCTCTGATATAAAAGAAGAAGGAGAGCTAAAAAAAGTTCAAGAGAAGTTTGGCAGGGTATACAGCAATAACAACCGTATATTCACTGTTCCTGCAGGATATAACGTATCTAGTTTGAATCTTTCCTTAACCGATGCGCAATTTGCCGAACTTAGGGGAATGTCAAAGAAAGATATAGCAGGGTCAATGGGTGTTCCAATGTCTAAGTTAGGTGAGGTAAAAGAGAATGCAAAGTCTGATGAACAAGATAATATTTCGTTTCTTTCAGATACTTTACAAGTTATTTTTACCCAAATAGAGCAGGATGGAGATTGGAAACTTCTAACAAGTGCAGAGAGGTCAAAGGGTTATAAAGTTAGGGCAAATACAAATGTTATGTTAAGGTTAGATGCAAAAACGCAAGCAGAAGTTGTTACAACTTACACTAAAAATGGTGTTTATAGCCTTAATAAAGCAAAAGAAATAGTAAGTGTTGAGAAACTGGATAAGGATGTGACAACCTTCCCAAGTGGTCAAGTTACTCTAGAACAAATGATGAATAACCAGGTATCTTATGCAAAGGATAAAGAAGAAAATGTAGAGGATAACGAACCAAATAGAGAACGTGTTGCGGATATACCAGTTAATGTTAAAACAAGCGGTACGGTTGCTCAAATAAGTCTAAATGGAGCACAAATACAAAGTCTATTAGAGATTGTAACCGCAGTAGCAGAAAATCATCTTCAATATGAATCTGCCATTGTCTTAATCACTTCCGCATTTCCATTTGATGAACAAGTGGCAAAGAAGATATTAGGAAATCCCAAGGAACTCAAAACAAAGGGGGAAGAAAATGGAGAAATCTGAAGCGAAGGAATATTTAAGGGTCGATGGGGATTACGATGATACGTACATAACTGAAATAATCGAAATATCCCAAATATATATAGAGTCATGCGTTGGGACTGCTTATCAGATAGATGAAAAAGCGGTCAAGCTTGCAAAGCTTCTTCAAAAAAAGTTACTAGCTGATATGTATGACCAAAGAGGAACTGAAATTCCAACTAATACAAAGCAAGACAAAATTACTCAAAGCATATTAGATAAATTATCTAATTATCAGGCAACGACATAAAGGGGTGGGAGGTGAAAAGATGCTAGTAGAATTAAGAGCTGACAGTGTACTCATTAAAGGATATGTAAATGCGGTAGAACGAGATTCCAGAAAAATTTCGTCACCTAACGGTGAATTTGTAGAGCAGGTCCGAAGTGGAACTTGGAAAAAGGCAATAGAAAAAAGAGAAGATATTGCTGCTCTTTTAAATCATGACTGGAATAGAAAAATAGGTTCTACAAAAGACAACTTGATATTGCGTGAAGATAATATAGGTTTATATGCAGAATTAAGAACAACCGATCCTGATATGATTGAAAAAGCAAAGTCAAAAAGGCTAGTGGGTTGGTCGTTTCGTTTTATTAAAAATAAGCAATCATGGGGAAAGGCTGACGATGGCACAGAAAGACGGTATCTTGATGATATCGATTTATTAGAAGTCTCTGTCTTGGATGATACAAAGACACCTGCTTATTATGGAACCTCTGTTGAATCCAGAGATAATGAAGAGGTCAACATTGAACAACGTTTTCTCCGTGATACAGTTGAAAGTGTTTGGGTGGAAGGTAAGACCGAAGAGGAAATGAGAAAGAATTTAGAAAAGAGACTAAAATTATTAAGATTAGAGCTTGAAATATAGCTCTTTTTTTATACAAAAAATTAAAAGGATAGGTGAAAAAATGAAAAAAACACTAGCGGAATTATTAAATGAGTTAGAAGCAAAGAAAGGCGAAATTAGAAGCTTTATAGATGCAGGTGAAGCAGATAAGGCTGAAAAAGCTGTAGCAGAAAAAAGAGATTTAGAGAAATTAGTTAAGGCAGCAGAAGATCTTGAGGATGAGGAAAAGAGATCATTGGAGAGCCAAAAGCAAAAGAAGGACAATAAAGACTTGCCTGATAAGAGTGAGTTCAGAGCGATTGTCAAGACGGTAATGGGCGAAGAAACTACAACAGAGGAAAGAGCTGCCGTTAAGACTACAGATAATGCAGCTGTTCTTCCAGATCAGTTCATCAACAATGTAATTGAGTTGCAAAAAGGTTTTGGAAGTTTGAAAGAAATGTGTGATATCATTCCAGTGTTTAAAAATTCTGGAACAATTCCAGTTGTTGACCTTGATCAAAATGAAATGGCAGATATTTTAGAGGGTGACGACATTGTTGATGGAACACTTGTTACCACAGATGTTCCTTTTACAGTTTCAAAAGTTGGTTTAATTCAGACATTAACTTCCGAATTGGTAGATGATGCCGAAGTTGAAATTGAAAGCCTTGTAAACAAAAACTTTGCTAACATTGCCACCGCTAAGGAAAATGGAAAAATCCTTACTGTTGTTAAAACCAATGCTGTTGCAACAACTGGAGCAACTTCATACGCTGATGTTGAAGTGGCTATTGATACAGCTTTACCAAGTGTAAAAGCTGGACTGGTGACACTTACAAATGTGACAGGATATGCTTACTTAAAGAATTTAAAGGATAAGAATGATAGACCTCTGAATCTCATCACAGAGATTAATGGAGTAGAATATTTTCATAGTAAGCCTATTAAATATGTTGAAGATGCATTGCTCCCTCCTTCTTCTGGTAAGACTATGGTGTTTTATATTGGAAATATGAAAGAGGCTGTTAAATTCTGTGTTAGAAAAGGTATTACTATTGCAAGAAGTACAGAAGCAGGATTTAGTAATGATACCGTTAAAATCCGTATTCTTGAGCGAGTAGGAGCGGTAAAAGGTTCTGTACGTAGCTTGAAAAAAATCGAATGGTAAAAACTTGTTCAAGGAGGGACTAAAACCCTCCTTGATTTTGTGAAAAGAGGGTAACTATGTTTAACCTAGGAGAATTTAGAGATAGAATTTTTGTTCTAGAACTAAAGTTAAATCAATCTATGTATTCATGGACTAATGTTAGAGGATTATGGTCTAAAGTAGAGTTATTAAACGGCAATAATATATTTTCTAAAGTTGGACTAGGTGCTAAATCTATAAAATTTACAATACGTAAAAGGGATGATATTTCATTATTCAATGCCATGAATTGGTATGGTAAGCACTGCTTTATCACAGATATTAAACCAGTCGATAGAATGTATTATGAAGTCACAGCAGCATTGATTGAGCCAACAATCTGCATCATTGAAAAAGAAAGTGAGCAGACATTAGACGAACTCAACCGTCCAGTTTATGGAGAATCAATTCAAATAACATTTCCAGGCTACCTGACTGAAAAGTATCTAGGTCACACCCAAGGTGAACCAATGGCACAGGTTGAGACTATCTTTGTGTTAGTAACTCCAAAGCCTATTGTTATGGAATCAAGCGAACTTGTAACCATCTGCAACAAGAGATATACGGTTTTAGTAGCTCATACCCTTGACGAATTTAAGAATGAGTATGAAATCTTGTTTAAGGAGGATACCTGATGCAGAGTGTAGATCTTTTTGATTTTAAGAGTTTTGATGATGAATTAAAAGCCTTGCTGGATGAAGTACCCGAAAGAAGAAAAGAGCTACATTCTAGAATAGCTGATGAAATTAAAAATGAAGTTGATAAGCAAATTACTGATTCAGGTCTTAACGACAGTTCAGGAAAGGTGAAGGACTGGCAAACTAGCCATGTTGGTTCTGGTGGTGGATATGCTGCAGTAAGGGCAACCGATAAGAGTATTGGAGATAACAGTCCTGGAGCAATTACGAACTATCTCGAAAATGGTCATGCAATCAGATCCCCTTCAGGTAATAATAAAAGATATCGCCCAAGAATTCGAAAGGCTTATGTAGACGGTTATCACTTTTATCAGCCGGCTAGGAACAACGTCGAATCGAGAGCGATAGCAATTGCCGAGGAATATGCCAAAGAGATAGCCGAAGGACTGGAGGGTAATCCATGATTAAGCAAACAGACATTTTTAAAGCTATCAATCGTTTATTAGTTGATGTTTATCCAGAGCGAATTGTCTATACTAAGGAACCAGGCAAAGATTTTGATAGAGCCTCTTTCTTTATCGAATTTGTTAGGATTAGTAGTAGGGATGCTAGTAGAGATACAATTGAAAAGTCAGTCTATTTTACGATTACTTGCTTTACTCCACCAGATAAAAAGAATTTTTATGATAGAGAAGAACTGGCAGACATACAAGACAATATCCTCATAGCACTGCAAAAAGGATACTTAACCGTAGGCGATAGAGCTTTACAGGTACAAGGCAGCACCGGGGGAATGGATACAGACAGAGCCTATATTGATTTACAATTTGAATATTTTGATAACCGAACTGATGAAATAGACGATACACCGTTAATGACATCGGTTACAACAAAAATTAAGGAGGAACATTTATGAAACTGCCTAATATAAATATAGCCTTTTCGACTCAAGCAAGTAATTCCATTGCTAGATCCGAACGAGGTGTTGTGGCTATAATCGTGCGTGATGCTAACGCAGGTGGAGAACACATTTTAACGAGTCCTGCACAGATTCCAGCGACACTTGGTGTCAATAACAAAAATTACATCGAACGTGCTTTTTTAGGGTATATGAATCCACCGAGAAAAGTAATTGTCTATGTTTTGCCAGCTGATGCCGCGAATTTAACCGCTGCACTTGACTACCTAAGGACACAAACATTTGACTACTTGGTTGGTCCAACAGACATTTCAACAGCAGAATGCACAGCAGTAGTTAATTGGATTAAGGCGCAACGTGAAGCAGGCTTTACACCTAAAACCGTACTTCCTGATACTGCTGGAAACCATGAAGCAATTATCAACTTTACTACATCGGGGATTACAGACGGTTTAATTGACTTTACAGCTGCAGAATATTGTTCAAGAATTGCTGGCATTATCGCAGGTACACCACTAACTATCTCATGTACATATGCAGCTCTTCCAGAGGTGGCAGACGTAGACAGGCTTACAAAGGATGATATGGACACCGCTGTCAATGCAGGTAAATTTATCGTCTTCTATGATGGTGAAAAGGTAAAGGTAGGTAGGGGAGTTAATTCACTTCAAACTCTTACGGATGATAAAGGTGAGAGCTTTAAAAAGATAAAGACAGTCGAAACCATTGATATGATTCGTAAGGATATAAAGCAGACAGCACAGGACAACTATATAGGCAAATATGCAAATAGTTATGATAATAAATGTCTGCTTATTTCCGCTATCAAAAAGTATTTTATGAGTCTTGAGGATGAAGGGATACTGGCTAGCGGTACTAGCATAGTCGAGATTGATTTAGAAGCTCAAGAAGCATACCTAAAGAGTATTAATAAAGATACGTCCAATATGACCGAACAAGAAATAAAGACCGCTGTTACTGCTGACAAAGTATTCTTAAGAGCAAATATTACTATCCTTGATGCGATAGAAGATATTGACCTTAACATTACGATTTAAGGAGGAAATGTATGAACGCAAAAAGAATTTTTAACGGTACATGGGGTCAGGTGTGGTTAGATAATGAATTAGTTGGTGAATGCTTTGGTCTACAAGCCAAGATGTCTATGACAAAAGAGGATGTTAACTTTTGTGGTCAAATGGCATCGGATAAAAAGGTCACTGGTGTAGCTTATACAGGGTCTTTAAAACTACATAAAGTAAATAGCCGTATGGTTATCGCTGTAGGTGATAAGATTAAGTCTGGTATTGATCCAAGATTTTTGATTATCTCAAAGTTGGCCGATCCAGATGCAGCAGGTTCAGAGCGTGTAGAAATTAGGAATGTTTCTTTTGATGATGTTACCCTTGCAGACTGGGAAGCAGCCAAAAAAGGAAGCGTTGAAGCTCCATTTACTTTTACCGACTATGAATTTACAGAAAAGGTGGAGGCAAAATAATGGATGCATTAAAATTATTGTTAAGTGCAAATATTCCTGACCTACCAGAAAAGGAAATTAAAATAAAAAGGCTCTCTTCTGTTTGTGGAGAGCCTGTTGTTTTTAAACTAAGAGCGTTGCCATACAATCGAGCAACGGATTTAACCAAGAATCAACCAGAAGATCTAAACGTACATATTGTATTGGCTGGTACTGTAGAGCCGAACTTAAAGGATGCAGACCTTATGGCAAAGTACAGCGCGTCAACACCTGCAGAATTAGTAAAAAAGCTCCTGTTACCTGGAGAGATAGAAGATATCTCCAGGGCAATAGAAAAATTAAGCGGATATCGTCAAGTTACGGTGGAAGAGATTAAAAAAAAATAGATAATGATCCAGAGCTACAGTTAATGTATTATCTATTAACAGAACATCATGTATTACCAGGCTCTTATTATAATCTTCCTGAAGGGGAAAAGGTTGTATTAAGAGCTTTCTTTGAATTGATTTTAGAAGCAAGATATAAACGCTAAGGAGGTAGGGCATGGGAAGAGAAATAAGCATTGCAATTAGTGCAAAGGATAATTTTAGCCAAGCTATAACTACCATGCGCAATGCCAATCAAAGTTTTAATAAAGATTTAACAGGGTTACAAACTAAGCTGAATGAGCTGAATAAAACAAAATCCACCCTTAAAGTTGATGCTGCAAAAGCGAGAACTGATTTAAAAGAAGCCGAGAAACAATTCGCTAAAACTGGAAGTGAAGCTCACAAACTTAATCTTGAAATGGCGAATGCAGATTATGAACAAGCACGTCGGAATTTGTCCCTAGTTACGAGTGAAGCAAAGCAAGCAGAAAAGAGTATGTTAAGTCTTTCAGGTGTCGTAAGTAAAAATCAAAATCAAGCTGGCTCTGGCTCATTGGGAGGCAATAGTATGTTAAGTACAATTGCCAAATCGGGAGCTGTTGGAATGGTTGGGAATGTACTTGGTGAATTGACCACTACCTATATAGGGAGTGCTTACGGAAATGAAGCTGGTACGCTTGCAAGTAGTGCATTATCTTCGGCAACTATAGGAGCAATGGTTGGGTCTGTAGCTGGTCCAATAGGCACTGCTGTAGGTGCTCTTGGCGGTGCTATATTAGGATACATTCAAGGGCAGAATAAAATATTTGAGAGTAAAAATGATGCTTTTAAAGATTACTATACTGATTTGTACGATACCGTGAAGGATAACCAGGAACAGGCATTAACAAGCGGTACAAGTATTGCATCTAACAGGGAGACAAATAGAATATCATTCAGTACTCTTCTGGGAGGAGAAACCCAAGCAGATAAGTTTTTAAGCTCCTTAACGGACTTTGCAAGTGTTACACCATTTGCCTACGATGAGTTAACAAATGTAAGTAAAGTGTTGTTGGCATACGGATATAAACAAGATGAAATACTTCCTTTACTTGAAAAGGTTGGTGACACTGGGTCTGCCTTAGGATTGAGTAGTGAAGACATGAAATTTGTCGCGACTTCACTTGGTCGCATGCAGACAACAGATAAAACTACGCTAGAGTATTTAAATCCACTACTAGAGCGTGGAATTGATGTGTGGAGCTATCTTGCAGAAGCCTACCTTGGTGAGGCTACCGACGAAACAAGAAAAAAACTGCAAGAAATGGTTAGTGACGGAGATGTGCCAGGTGGTGAGGCAGCTAAAGCAATTGCTGATTACATGGGGTCTGATTTTGCTGGAAATATGGAAAAGCAGGCGCAAACCTTCGCAGGACTTACAAGTACTCTTGAGGATGCAATGGCAGAACTTAACAATGCAATGGGTCAGGGATATACATCAACAAGAAAAGAAGGTATGCAGGATGAAATTGACTGGTTAAGCGGTGAAGGTGGAGAGCAGATGCAGGATGCCTATAATAAAATGGGTCAATGGCAAGCTTCACTTGAAAATAAAAAAGAAGAACTTAATCGAGATGCAATAAGTTCTGTTATGGACGGAACCTTAGCAGACAGTTATATAAATTCCAAACAAAAAGATGCCCTGGAGAGACTTATAAAAGAATATAAGATTGCTGAAGCTGAATATTATGATGCGCAGAAACAAGGGAATGAAGAAGCTATGCTAGAAACAGGAGCAAAGATGGGTGAGATCTTAGCAGAAGCGCAAGCCATAGCAGTGAATGAATATAATGCAAGTGATGGAGCACAGCTACAGCTTGAAACAAATATGTCCATTGTGAAAAATATAAGAGAAGACAGCAACTTGAAGGATGAATATTGGAATGCAGGTTATGTTTGGGGACTGGAAGTTTCTAAGGGTTATAAAAAAGCTATAGGGGATTCGAACACCTATGACTATGATATGGAAGAGGTGTATGAATGGTCTGGCGGTGAAGAAAATCTGACTCCAGAACAAAAGAAGCTTTTAAAGGATAATAAGGGACGTGCAGTTGCTGATCATGTTAAAGCTGAAGCCATGAAAGGAAATGGAAAGGCTTATGGATTTAGTTATGTTCCATATGACAATTTCCCTGCATTGCTTCATGAAGGGGAAAGAGTTCTAACGGCCAGTGAAAACCGTAATTATGGTAGTTCGACACCAATTTCTATTACTGGAAATACATTTGTAGTTCGCCAAGAAAGCGATATAAAGAGTGTGGCGCAAGAAATTGCAAGGATGATGAATCAAGCTTATACATTAGCCAATTAGGAGGTGGACTGTGAGAAAATTTATATTTAAAAACGAGGTGACTGACAAGGAATTGCTACTTCCAGTTACCCCTCCAAGCTTTGAGGTTTCACATGGAATTAACATAGAGACTATAAATATACACAAGGTCGGTGATGTAGTTATACCAGGCTATGAAACATTACAGGCAATCAGAATAGATTGTATGTTTCCATCCAAAAAGTATCCTTTTAATCAACCTGGAACCAATCTTGATCCTTACTATTATGTTAATAAGTTTAAAACTTGGTGCGATAAACACCGTATATTACGATTTATCGTGTCGGGTACACCAGTAAACGTTCCTGTTTTAATATCAGATATCACATATGGAGAAAAAGATGGAACAGGCGACGTATATGCAAGCATTAATATGCGAGAGTATAGGGAATTGTCCATTATACCAACTGATAAGACAGGCAATAAGTCGCGAGATACCAAAAAAGATAAAAAAGCAACCAAAAGTTATATTGTAAAATCGGGTGATACACTAAGTACGATATGTCGTAAGCATTACGGAAATACTTCTATATGCCAAAAGGTTGCTACTTACAATGGTATCAAAAATATAAATCTTATCTATGCTGGAAATGCAATAAAATTACCCGATGTAAGTCTGTTATAGGAGGGTACATGATTAAATTACTTATAACAAATAGTAAAGGGACCTTTGATATTACACAACTAATAGATACAATCACGTGGTCAGGGCACTATTTGCAATGCGCTAGAACGCTTGATTTCGGACTTATATCTACTTACACAGATAAAAGTATACCTACGATTGATTGTGAACTTGGTAATGCTGTTACCTTTTTACAAGATGAGAGAGTACTCTTTACTGGCTATGTTTTTGAAAGGCAAAAGGATACAGGAAGCAGTACTATTGATATAAACTGCTACGACAGAGGAATATATCTAAAGAAAAATCAAGCAAATTACAAATTTACAAATATAACCCCTGAAGCGATAACGAAAAAAGTATGCTCTGATTTTGGAATAGAGGTCGGGAGCATTATCTCTACGGGTACAAGTGTGACCAGGAATTTTATTGGTGTAAATCTTTATAGCATAATCCAAACGGCTTACACGTTGGCATCCGAAAAAACGGGTAAGCATTATATGATAAGATTTCATGGATCTAAATTAAATGTTATCGAAAAAACCAAGACCGAAGAAACGTTAATCATTGAAGGGGGCAACAATCTTATGTCTGCCTCAACTTCTGAAAGTATTAGCGATATGATTAATCAGGTAGCCATTTATAATAAAGATGATACTTTAGTTAAAATATTAAAAAATGACGAAGCTATAAAGTTGTATGGTCTAATGCAAGGCTATATTAAGCAGCCAGAGAAAGAAGATGTTACGGACAATGCGAAAAAGATTCTTGCTGATAATGGAGTAAAGCAAACAATTACGATTAACAACCTTGGGAATATTGCAAATGTTACAGGGGGAACAGTAGTAGTGCGTGAACCTTACACCGGATTATATGGTTTGTTTTATATTGATGCAGATGTACATACATGGAAGCTAGGGCAGTATTATAACAAGCTGACTCTTAATTTTAAAAATATAATGGATGAACAAGAGGCTGGCTCATTACCAAATAAGGATGGTAAAAAAACCAAGGGTGAAACCTTTGCTTATAATTATAAACCAGGAAGGGAGCGAGAAAATGGAGAATCCCTTTATTAAAGTAGTTGAGACTATAAATAAAGAAAACACAGGTAGTGCAAGTTATCGTTTTGGTGTGGTATCTTCAGTTGATCCCTTAAAAGTTGATGTAAATAGTACCACTCAAGATGAGAATGATTTATTAAAAAATAGTAATATAACAAGCTTTGAGATTGGTGAACGTCTTTTACTAATTCCCATAGATAAGGAGCAAAGATACATAATACTTTGTAAGGTGGTGGAGATATGAGCTTATTTCCTATGATACAACCGCAGGCATCGGAGTCGGAGGAAGAAATAAGGCTATATAAAGAAGTAAAGTGGGATTTTGAAAATAATACACCTGTATTTGTAAATGGATCACCTGTCGTAGTCTCTGGCAAAGAAGCCGTTATTATTTGGGCATGGAAAACCCTGCAGGTGCAAAGATTTCGACATGAGATATACACTTGGGATTATGGGTGTGAAACAGACTCACTCATTGGTCAACCTTACACAGGTGAATTAAAGCAGGCAGAGGCAACCAGATATGTAAAAGAGTGCTTATTGATTAATCCTTATATTACTGATGTCACTGATATAACCGCCTTATTTAAAGGTGAAGAATTAGTAATTGGTTGCACAATTGAAACCATATACGGAGAGGAGAGAATCAATGTATGAAAATTTAACGGTTGAAGCGATAAAAAATAATATTTTAGGCAGGATTACAACTGATATAGATTTACGTGAGGGTAGTTTTACAAATGATATGATAAGTGCAGTAGCCTATGAAATATGGAAAAACTATCAATCATTAGATGCTATTCTCCCAATAATCTATGTTGATTCCACGTCTGGTGAATACATAGATAAGCGTTGTACGGAATATGGAATAACTCGAAAGTCAGGCACAAAGGCAACCGCAATATTAACTATAACAGGGACCAACGGTACCGTGATACCTAAGGGAAAAGTATTTCTTACCGCTGAAGGGTTTGAGTTTATTTTAGACAACGACATTTCTATAACTGGCGGTACTGCCAATGGAACGGTAACAGCGGAAGAAATAGGAGATAAGTACAATGTAGCACCAGGAATGATTACAAGACAATTTGTAAATCAAAGTGGCATATCCACAGTAAGTAATGCAATTGCAACAGGTGGAACGGATCAGGAGAGTGATGCTGCACTTGTCACAAGACTATATAATTTCATACAAAAACCAGCCACGTCAGGAAATGCAAATCAATATCGCCAGTGGGCCATGGAAGTTCCAGGAGTTGGAGATGCAATAGTGTTCCCGTTATGGGATGGTCCTGGAACAGTTAAAATCGTGATAGTAGATGCTAATAAACAGCCTGCATCCAGTACGATTGTAAACAACACATTAGATTACATTGAAAATGTAAGACCGATTGGAGCTACTATTGCGGTAGAATCAGGAGTAGGAAAAGATATAGATATAACAGCAGTTGCCATGCTTGCACCAGGATATAATTTAGAGACTATAAGTACGAATTTCATAAACTCGGTTAATCAATATTTTAAGAGCATAGCTTTTACAACCTCCTATGTAAGTCATGCGAAAATAGGTACCTTATTACTTGGTACAGAAGGCATTATTGATTATTCTGATCTTCATCTAAATGGCTCAAGTGCTAATGTATTATTATTGGATAATGAAATACCTCTTTTAGATAATTTGAGCCTGGAGGTGTAGCATGAATTATATTGATTTAATGTCGCTCTTGCCTGACTTTTATAAGAAATCAAATCATGTTATAGAAATACAATCTACTTTTGGATACGAAGCAGGAGAGATAAACGACAGTACAAAAGTATTATTTAATCAGTTATTTGTATCCACAGCAACGTGGGGGTTAGAATTATGGGAAAAAACCTATGGAATACAAACTGATATTAGCAAACCATTGTCCCAGCGCAGAGAGATACTGCTTGCAAAACTCAGGGGAGCTGGTACCACAACTAAGGAAATGATAAAAAATGTAGCTACAGCCTATTCCAAGGGCGAGATAGAAATTATCGAATATCCGCAAGAAAGTAGATTTATAGTAAAGTTTGTTGGTAACTTGGGTATACCTGATAATATGGCAGATTTAACGAAAACCTTAGATGATATAAAGCCAGCGCATCTTAGTTATACCTATGAATATATGTTTAATACTCACTCTGTACTATCTGAATTTAAACATAATCAATTGTCAGAGTATACGCATAAACAACTAAAGGAAGGAGAGCTTACATAATGTCAACATTAACAACAAATTTTGGGTTGAATAAGGATGGAGAAAATGACTGGTATGACGTTGCAAAAGTAAATCAAAATACTGATACGATTGATGAAGTACTTGGAAATGTAGCAAAATTTGAAAAGGCTGGAGGTATTGCTACGGCAATTACTTTAACTGGAATATCACTTGTAGATGGACGAAGCAAAACTTTTATAGTAAAGGCTAATAACAACGCTGTAGCCACTACAATTAACGGTAAGCCATTGTATAAGTCTAATACCACAACAGCACCAAAACTAAAAGCGAACACCGCTGTAGTAGTTTGGTATGATGCTGCAGGTGATTGTTTTTTTATCAAAGCTAGTGCAAGTGGTGGAGGCACCGTAGTGGTAGGTGATGTACTAGCAGGTAAGACCTTCGTGAATGAGGATGGAGATGAGATAGAAGGGACGATTCCTAACCTAGCAGGGTCTCAAAATGTTTATGTAGGTGGTACAGATAAATACGTAGACATTAAAAGGCATACAGATAATGCTCATGCAAGAATAACTGTTAAGCCTGGCTTTAAGGGCTATTTTAATGAAAATACAACAATGGATTTGTATGTGTGGAACTTGCTTGTAGAAAACGTGAAAGCAGGTATACCCTTTGGTGGTACTGACCACCTCATGACAGGAACTTTTACAGCAGATGCAACAGCAATTGATTCCGACGTGCTAAGCGGAAAGACATATTATAGAAATGGTGTAAAAGGAACTGGTAACATCATCACCGTATTGCCTGACAATTTAGACCACCTGAATGAAAGAGCTGCTCCGACAGTCGGAAAATTTAGTACAGATAATCCTAATACTAATTATGCATACTTAAATGTAGGCAGTGGTAATTACTATAAAAAGGACATAGCATGGGTTAGAAGTGCGCAGCCAGATTTATTGCCCGAAAATATCAGAAGTGGTAAAAATGTATTAGGTGTAGCAGGTACTATGGTACGAGGTAAAGGGTATGCGGCTGGTACTAAATTCGTCAACGTTTCTGCTAATACCTATATTTGTACAAACGGTGATTATGGGGCAGGTTACCCAATGACGGTGTCAGGACTTAGTTTACCTTTTACACCTAGTATCATAATAATTAGGCTTGACGATCATGGCGCTGCGCATGGAGAGACGCTGTACATAAATATAGGAGCGCATATGTATGGACCTCTAGTTATGATGTCAGGATATACGAATCAATTAGGTGCTTATAACAATACCTTATATTTTAAAGGTAATGTTGCACCATGTTATGTAACCACTGATGGATTTTCATTACCCGTTTTGCAAAATGGTTATACCTATACATGGATAGCGATAGAATAAAGGAGGAATTAATTTATGAAAACATTAATTGTATATGACAATTCCGGTAAGGTCTGGAATATAATCGGAGGCATGTATGAAGTACCCAACGGATTGCCATACTTAGAGGTAGAGGTACCAGCAGATAAGAGGATTGTATCAATTGACCTTTCGGGGGAAGTGCCAACAGTAATTTACGAAGACTACCCCAAATCTCAAGAGTTAAACAGAATTGAATTACTGGAAAATGCACTTAACGACTTATTATTAGGAGGTATGTAATATGGTAGCATATTTAGTTAATCAGATTATTTTGGGTAAACTTACATATTTACAAGTTATAACAAGCAAGCCAGAATTAAAAGAAGGTATTGATAAATATATTACCGATAATGAATTGACAATTGATAAAACAAAGTAACCGCATCCGTAAGGGTGCTATTTTTATGATTAGGGGGAAAGGGTGGTACAATATGCATGAGCATTGAGGTAACAATATTAATATCTGTGATGGGGGTATGTCTATCTGGACTTTTTGGCTTTGCGATTTATCTTAGGAATAAGAGAACAGATGATCAAGCAGAAGCCACACAGTCAGCAACCATCCTTACGGAATTAAAAAACATACTTACTGGAATAGCTGATATTAAAAGAGATATTTCGGATATCAAAGAGGATGCTAAAAAAGATCATGACAGCATTATACGTCAAGATGAATCCTTAAAATCGGCATGGGCAAGTATTAAAGAGCTTCGTCTTTTGTTGGCAAAGCCAGATGATAAGAAGGGGTGATATGATTGGTCAAGAAAAAAGGTCAGTATTCTAAATTTATTGTAACTGCCGTGATTGTATTAAACATAATTTTCACTGCAGCCGTTTTATTTGTTTTCTATAAAACATCAAATGAACCATCAACGTTAATAGCTTCCTGGTTTGGATTTACCACTGGGGAGCTATTGCTTTTATCAAGTATCAAAAAATCAAAGATTAAGAAAGGGTCAGGGGAAAAACCATGAACATTATTACATTCTTTACAAATAACTTAATGTTATTTTTAGTTGCTATTGGAGTGCTTGCATTTCTGGTATCAACAATTACGGAGGTAACTAAAAACATAGGCTTTCTATTGCGCATTCCAACGGACTTACAGGTGATAGTACTGTCTACGCTCCTGTGTTTGGTAGCGTACTTTGCTTATACCTCTTACTTTACAATTGAGGTCCAATGGTATTATGTAGCAGGATGCATCATAGTAGCTTTTATAGTCGCATTTGTAGCTATGTATGGTTGGGAGAAACTAACTGCTTTATATAATCGGTTTAAGAAATAGGAGGAAAGAACAAATGTCTAAGCTAACAGGAAAAGGACTTGCAGAGCATTGCAAATCTAAATTAGGAACACCATACGTTTATGGGGCAAAGGGTAGTTATGGAAAGCTTACACAAACATTTCTTAATAGCCTTATTCTCGCCTATGTAGCTATATTTACAAATATGTATGTTACAAAGGCGAGAAAGCTCGTTGGAAAGGTCTGTACAGACTGTTCTGGATTAATTTCATGGTACACAGGAAAGTTGTTAGGTTCTTATCAAATGTATAAGACCGCATCCAGAAAAGAACCTATTTCAACGGTTGGTCAGGCTCCAGTTGGTGCGGTTCTATGGCGGTCTGGTCATGTTGGGGTTAAAATAGATGATACATACTGTATCGAAGCAAAGGGCATCGACTACGGTACCGTAATGACCAGAATTAAGGACACTAAATTCACCCATTGGCTCTTATTTGATTATATTGACTATACTATACCTGTGACACCACAGAAGAAGCAGAACCCATATAAAGAACCTACAGAGACTATTTTAAAAGGTATGAAAGGTGAAGGTGTAAAGTGGGTACAGTGGGAGCTTAACGATGCTGGATTTACAGAGGTTAAGATTGATGGTGAATTTGGCACTATCACGGATAAAGCAACTAAGGCATATCAGCAAAGTTGTAAGCTGGTTGTGGATGGTAAGGTTGGTCAAATTACACGTACAAGTTTTAAATGTGACTAAAGGATTTTATAACGTAAAAGGTCTCGCATTACTGCGAGACCTTGATAATAGCTTCTGTCTTCTAAAATGCCCTAAAGGCGCTGTTCGGTTGTTTCACCTACTAACAGAACTATTATAGTATATAATATTATATATGTCAATTAAATATTCATAATCTATTGTGAATTTTGTTCGAAAATAAATAATTCCTTCATCTTATTATTAATATCATCTAAATGGGTGGGAGATAGCTTTATCCCAGCTAGAGTATCACGCATATATTTAGGATCGTATATGCGCATTTTACTTACTGTTGTTATTTGGTCCACTAAAGCAATACTTCCTTCTTTCATTCTAAGAATTTCTGATTTAATTTTTTCTACTTGCTTTTGATATTCTCTGCATTCGTTTTGCTTATCAAGAGTAGCATCTATTAGGTTGCGCAGTTTTAAAGCTTTCTCTTCATGTGATACTATCTTTTTTTCAAAAATTTCAAGCTCTGGAAGATCCATTTTATCAGTATCAACACTATTTAGTTCCTCTAATTCAGTCATACAAATTGAATTTAAATTAAATGCAGCTTCTAATATAACATTAGACTCATCAATTTCTTTTTTTAAAAGTTTAAGTACGGTATTATGTTTTAATTTTAATTGTTTATATATTTCATCACCAAGAAACACATCATTTGGATGTACTTTTTTTACTTCTTTTAATGATGTCAGTGGTACAACGTTTAGTACTTTAGAATTTCTTGCATTTACTTTTCCAATTACTACAGCGTAATGTAAGCCTCCGTATTCACTACCTACATTAAAACCAAAATTAAGCTTAATTACATCTCCTCGTTTATAACTTTTTAAAGACAAGTGATCAAAAGTTTCTTCTTGTTTTATATAATTGCTATAAGTTTCAATCCAATAAGATAATAAGTCCACTTTGTGAGCATATTTTTCTGGCGATGCTATAAATGACTCCATTAAATCATTAAGAGATCTAATAGCATTCTTTTTATGTTTAATAATTTCTTCTTTGGACTTATCCTTCGACATATGCCTGTTTCCTCTCATTAGGTACTTTAATTCAATAAAACCAGTATTAACAACAATAACATACATATTATTACATATATTGATAATAATTTCAATCAAAATATAAGAGACCTTACACTTCCCATACTGGAGAATGTAAGGTCCCTTTCAGCATTTCTATTGGTCTTTCACAAATATAATATCATCATTGCTAATATATGTAAACTTGGTAATACGCTGAAATTGCTTTAAAAAGTGATACAAAGTGCATAATGATTTACTTGGTAAATTCGTAATCATCATATAATTGAGCCTCCTAAAAATATAGGAGACCTATTTATTAGTGGGAATATACTGGCGAGGGGTCTTGACTAAGGCATTAAATTGGACAATGAATAATAAACTATAATTACAGATAACGCTAGTAGCCATAGTATATTAAATACGGTACGTTTTATACTTTTTAGAAAAAGAGTTTGCTTTGCCAAAAGAGCAATTTTTATTTCATCATTGGTAAATTCTTTACTAGTAAGTATATAATCATAACCGTCTTTTTTGAAAGTTCCTTCAGGTAGGTTACCATCCTGGTCAGGTTTTACAAATTCAGAAGTAAAAACCTCTGTATCTACTAACAATCCTTTTATCTCATCGTTCATATAAAAACCTCCTCTGTAATTAATCCCTAAATATAGGTATATAATAACATAATATGGCAAAAATACAACAATATATGGAATATTCTTTGCAAAGACTTTTTAATTAACCTCCATTAAAATATAGATGGAGGCTTTTATTGTGGAATTAACTATTTGGCAAGCGAGGAATGACCGAAAGGTAACTATTGAAGAACTTTCGGTTATGACTGGAATTAGCACTGGTGCATTGAGCAATTATGAAAATAATAAGAAATACCCTAGAATAAACCAGTTAGAAAAAATAGCAATTGCATTGGATACTAAAATTAGCAATTTATACAATTCTAGTTATAAATGATACTCTTTTTCACGTTTGTGGAAATATTTTATATATTAAGTAATTTCATGGATTGTATGGTATAATTAGTAAAGTATTTGAAACAGTTGACATTTAAGCAAATAGTACCTTCCAACTTAAAAACCTATTGCTAATGATTAATGGGGGATATGATTATGGCAAACACAAAAGATAGTAAAAAAGAGTTACTAATGCAAGAAATTAAGAATATAAAGGATGAAGAAATTATTCGATTAATTTACTATTTTACTATTAATATTAAAAGAAAAAAATAAAAAGAGTAGGCAACTACTCTTTTTTATCTGAGTCAATTTGTTTAAGCATTTCAGAACGAATAGCATACCAAAATCTATCATCATCGATTATTTTTGCAGCAGCTTTTAAAGCTGCTTTTTTCAATTCATTTCCGTCAGAGCAAAGCTTTGAAATTAAAGAAAACATCTCTTCATCTTCTGATAGTTCGTCAAACATCTCTCCTTCGCCATATCGTAGCCAGTTTTCATTGATATGGAAGTCAGACCAATTCCGTAACATGATTATATGTTGTTCCGTAACATTTCTTCTACCGTTTTCAATGTCTGAAACACCTGATTTTGAAATACCTATTACCTTGCCAAGTTCTTCTTGACTCTTATTACAACTTTCCCTTAACAATTTAAATCTCTTATTTATTTCCTCCAACATAGTGTATTCCTCCTTTAAATTAGATGATAACACAAATTGTAAATTGTGTAAAGAAAATGTACGCTAACAGAACACAAATGTATTGACTGAATTCTGAAAGCGTATTACAATTAACGCATACAGAACTCTAAAAATTTCACAGGAGGTAATTAATATGAAAAGAGAAAGAATTTATGAAATATGGAGGTTAATGGTTGGTAGATGTCATAACCCAAACTGGAATAATCATTTTACAACAACTTATTATAGAAATAAAGGAATAACTGTTTGCGATGAATGGAGATTTAATTTTCATGCTTTTAAAGAATGGGCATTTAACAATGGGTATTCTGACTTATTATCAATAGATAGAGTAGATTCAAATGGTAATTATGAACCATCTAATTGTAGATGGATCACATTAAAAGAAAATAGATCTAGAGCAAGAAAGAATAATAAGAAATCTTTAGTAAAGAGTCATAAAAAAGTCGGTAGATATGAAGTGAGATTTTCAGCAATCAATGGCCTTTTTCGAGTAGTAAAATCTAAACTTATGTACCATGATGCAAGGGAATTGCAAAGGAAATTAACTAATGAGAACAAAGATAGTATTCCAAAAGGGTTTTACTATTGTGTTGTAAAAACAGAAAGAACGACTATAAAAATGCAATAATAGCTATATTGATGAATACTTTCTACACGAGAAGAGACATCCATCAAATAGCCATTATTTAAAAGTAGATTAATCTGTTTTTTTCCCTTGTTCCTTGATTGTGGCTGCATGTTCTTTTTTTAAAGCTTCTAAGCCTAGACGTATTAGTTCAACAGTGGCTTCAGAACGTGTTTGAAATCGTTGCTCAAATCTAAAATCCTCGATTTGCTTAAACAAATCATCATCAACGGAAACAGTATATCTTGGTTTATCAGTAGCCATTAATATCACCTCACTAAAATTATACATCAGTGAACCAAAGATGTAAATAATTAAATATTTACAATTTTACTATTGACAGTGAACCACTGAACCACTATAATACAAACATGAGGTTCAGTGAACCACCTAAAAAAGAAAGGAGGCTCCACTTATGGCAACCGATTTAAAACGATTCACTATTTCAGTTACCCCTGAGATAGAAGCAAAATTGGATTTGGCAAAGAAAGAATATTTTTATAAGAATACGCAAAATGAAATGATTAGATCGTTAATTGTTAAAGGGTTGAATTCGCTTAAAAACAATTCTGAAAGTGAGTCATCAAGCCATCATAGAAGTGCCTAGTAAATCTTATACAAAAAAATAATGGGTGAAGAGTTAGCTAAACAAAAGTAACCTAATATGGAATATTCGGAAGACTTTTAATTAACCACCTGTCCATTATTTTCTTGTGTACTTGGACATACAAGCTGTCTAGTACATTAATAATTATATTTTAAGGAGGTGAGATTTTAAATGGATAATGGTTGTTTAAAAGATACTGATAATCACTACTTTCGTTGTCGGATTCAGGCTTCATTAAACAATGAGAAACTATCTAGTAGAGAAGGAGCTGCTGAATTACTTGGAGTATCAGTATCTAGCTTGGCTAAATATGAACAAGGTGTCACAAAGTATGTACCTGTGGATAAGGTTCTTTCAATGGCTGAACTTTATAATGCACCAGAACTTAAGGGCCTTTACTGCAAAGAGTGTTGCCCCCTTGGAGCAGATAAGCCAGAGATTATACTTGAAGATTTAGACAGGATAACTCTAAAGGCTATGTCATTTTTTCGTAAGATACCTGGTGTAAAAGACACGCTATTAGATATTACGGAAGATGGAATTATTTCAGATGATGAAAGACTTGAGTTAGATGATGTTCTAACAGTTTTAGACGAATTATCACTAATTGCTCAAACATTAAAGCTTTGGGCAGAGAAAAACAATCAAAATTAGCGGAAAGGAGATTTATGAAAAAGAGAGAGTTAGAAATTAGATTGCAGGTAGCAGAAAACGTAATTAAAGAATCTTCATATTACTTAAGTGATGAAAACATTAAGGAGATACAAGATAAGGAAAAAGAATCATACGGCTATGCAAGATCTTATGCATTTGGTCAAATAAATGCAACATTGAATTTTTATAAAGAAAGAGCAAATGGTGCTGTATTTCGTAATGGAGAAGATATTCATATTAAAAAATTTAATCAGGAGGATAAGTAATTATGGCAAGAGGTATTGTTAGAAGATTAGACGAATTAGGAAGAGTTACACTTCCCAAGGAAATGAGAAAAGCATTTGGGATTTTAGAAAAAGAAAAGATAGGCATGCATTTAGAAGGAGAAGTAATTCACTTGTTTCAAGTGGATGATAGCTTTAAAGGCTTTGCTAGAAATTTAGATGCATTGGGAAGATGGACTTTACCTATCGAGTTACGTAGAACATTAAATTGCGCTGATGGTCAGAAGATGGAGATATATGTTGAACTTGTTGTTGATGGAGATACCGAGTCTAGTAATCATATTTTAATCCGTAAGGCTGGTTGCTCCTGGTGTGATAATACAAAGGACCTTATAGAGGTCAAAGGAAGAACTATTTGCTTGGACTGTGTAGTTGACATTAACAATGAAGTTTATAAATACAGATCAAGATCTATGCCAGCTTAATTACATAAAAAAAGATTGTATCAAGCGACCAAACTCAAATACAACCTTTTAATAAAATATTTACGATTAAACATTTATTTAATTTTATCAGATATCAGCTGATTTTACAAGGGGGGATAGTGATGATTGCAAATAATGTGTATATGGTTAAAACATGGACAGGAGATACAAAGCCTGTTAAAAAAATTGCCATGTTTCCAGAACGTGGGCCTTTCGGTGATATCTTTTATAAGATTGAGGGTCAACTCAATACAGATTATTTTATGATCAGTTATCACTATGACCTAGAGGATGCAAAGATTGTATTTGCAAAACTTCTGGATGAGTTGATTAAATTCCAGATTGATTATTTAAATGATATTTAATCAGAGTAAATCCGAGTTAGTCAGAGAAAATCAGAATAAATCCGAGTTAGTCAGAGAAAATCAGAATAAATCCGAGTTAGTCAGACTATATCAGAGTAATTCAGAGTAAATCCGAGTTGATAAGGAGAGATGCCTTGAACAAAGTTGAGTTCATTGTTTTATCAATCCTGTATCAAAATGAAGCTGTTAGCAGACTGAAAGGCTTATCAGTGAAAGATATTCTCACCATTGAGAAATTGAACCTAAAGGAAAATACGCTGTATAAGCAGCTTAAGACGTTTCAACAGCAAGGCTTTGTTGGTACAGGAGCGAAAGAAGGAAAAGCCTTAACATTTTATATAACTAAGGCTGGTATTAAGAAATTAGAGGAGGAACAAGCAAATGAAGGATAAAATTGGTTTTATTGCCATTGGACAGGCAGGTGGGAACATTGGCAGATTATTGCAGGAAAAGGACTACAGTGTATTGTTTATTAACACCAGCCAAGAAGATTTAGACACCCTTACAAGTGCTAAGCATAAACACCATATCAAAGGTGGTGAAGGCTGTAACAAGGACAGAAATAAGGCTAAGAAATTGACCTTTGATAATTACGAATCTATCAATAAGGACATTTCCGAGAAGCTGAACAAAGATATCTATTTTGTTGTTTTTTCTTCTGGTGGAGGTACTGGCTCTGGTATAGGTCCGATGCTGATTGACCTGCTTAATGAGGGGGGGAAAACTGCTGGAGCTATAACAATTTTACCAGGGCAAACGGAAAGCCTTAAATCGCATATGAATAGCTATGAGTGCTTCTGTGAGCTGACTGAAATACCTATTATCGCAAGTACTTTTATTTTAGACAATAACCACAATGCTGACAAACTAAAGCTAAACACAACATTTGTCAATATGTTTACACGCTTCCTAGACATTCCGACAAAGATTAAATCCGAGAAGGGCAATATTGATAAGGCTGAAATGGTGGAAACTCTAAGCAGTCGAGGAATGTCCATAGTATCAAGTTTAAACGAAGCAAATAACACCGCTAGTCTCATAACATCCTTTACGCAAAATATATTTGCTCCCATGGAGAAGGACCGCATTATCAAATACATAACGCTTGCTAGTTCTGATAAGACGTTGATTACGGATCTCGAAAAAGCTGTTGGTACTCCTATCGATACCTTTAGGACATACACAGATCAATCAACAATATGCTTACTGTCAGGATTGAGTTATCCACAAACTAGGCTAGATATCATCCGTAAAAAGGTGATGGATAACAAAGAAGTCATTACTAATAACCTTACGGCACCCTCTAAACAGCGTATGAAAAACGATATTAACTTCATGGATGATATTTTCGCCAGTCCTGTTAAAAATGGTAGTCAGGCAGAAACATCTAAGAGAGGGTCCATAAACGACACAATGAGTAAATATCTTAAAAAATAGTGTAAGGGTGTGTAAGCATGGCAAAAAAATATTACTGGTTAAAGTTGCAAGAGGATTTTTTTAAGGACAAAGTTATTAAAAAACTTAGAAGAATAGCTGGTGGTGATACTTACGTAATCATTTATCTAAAGATGCAACTTTTAAGTATTAAATCCGAGGGCAGGTTATTTTTTGAGGGCATCGAAGGAAGCTTTGCAGAGGAGCTTGCACTTGAAATTGACGAAGAGGTTGAAAACGTTTCTGTCGCTGTTAGCTACCTCGAAAAGCATAATTTACTCGAAAGCTCAATCAGTGATGAATACACTCTTCCAGCTGTGCTTGGTCTAATAGGCAGCGAGAGTGAAAGTGCCGAGAGAGTTAGACGGTACAGAGATAACAAAAATATGATTGCGTTACATTGTAACGACACTGTAACAGATAGTAACGCTATAGAAGTTACAAGTAACACAGAGAAAGAGATAGATATAGAGATAGATAAAGATATTAAAAAACATATTGTTGATGTATTTGAACAACTATGGTCTCTATATCCCAAAAAGGCAGGTAAAGGTCAAATCTCCAATGCTAAGAAAAAAGCTATTTACAAAATTGGCTTAGAGGAAATGACAAGAGCTATTAACCGTTACAAATTAGGACTTGAGAAGGATGATTGGAGAAAGCCACAGAATGGCTCAACCTTCTTCACATCTGGTTACATAGATTACTTGGATGCAAATTATTCCCCTGATGCGGTTAGCAATCAATCAGTTAAACCTGTAAAGACAAATAAACATAACCAATACCCACAAAGGCAATATACAGCAGAGGATTACGACGACATTGAAAAGAAGTTATTGAATAAACCCTCACAGTATAGTCCTTCGAAAGGAGATTACGATGGGACAGAAACGTAAATGCAGATTGAACGAACAGGAAACAGCTGTACATGAAATGGCGGTTAAGCTTAGAAAAAAGACAGACGAACAGTTAGTTGAAGCATTCAAACAGACTTATGACCAAGGTTATCAAAATGGTCTTGATAAAAATAAGCTGCCAGAGGGGCAGGTGTTTGTTAGTGAAAAGGTAAAGCTTGAGTTTTTGGCAAATGTGAGGATTGCTCCAGGTGTTGGGAAGTCCACTTATGAAAAAATTGAAAAGCTAGTTCAGGATCTTACAAAGGAGGGATTGATGGCATGAATGCATTCGAAGAAGTTTGTACCCTGGAAGCTGTTGAAAATAATCAAAGTAGCACCTTACTGGTTTCAAGTGAGATTGCATCGCAAGTAAAAACTACTGTTGTTAATGGTAATGTAGTTCCTCTGTTCCCAACTAAAAACGGTTATGAGTATTTTGTTTTTAGGACACCTAGCATACAGAGATAGAGGGGGAATCCAATGAGACGAAAGACTGTACTAATGGATTGCTTTGCTGGTAGGGGAGGGGCAAGTGTAGGAATCGAAAAGGCATTTGGAATTCCAGTTACCTATGCGATTAATCATGATCCAGATGCAATAATATGCCACTTGAAAAACCATCCTGATACTAAGCATTTCACCGAGGATATCATGAAAGTAAATCTCCGTAAGTATTTAAAATGGGGTCAAACAGTAGCTTTTATGTGGGCAAGTCCCGATTGTACATCGCATTCGATTGCAAAGGGAGATAAGCCAATAGAGAGAGGATTAAGAATACTTCCAATGGGGGTCTGGAGATTGTGCATGCAGGTTTTAAAATACACAGGATGGTTGCCAGAAGTGATTATGATGGAAAACGTCAAAGAAATTATGAAATGGGGACCGCTAGACAAAAATAATAAGCCTATTAAAAGTCGTGAAGGGGAATATTACAAGAAATTTATTAGGATTATGAAAAAGCTAGGGTATGAATTTGATTACAGAGTGCTTGTAGCAGCAGATTATGGAGCTCATACAACTAGAGAAAGATGGTATGGACAGTTTAGATGTGATGGCAATCCTATTCAATGGCCAGAGCCGACACATTCAAAAGGTGGAATTAATGGATTAATTCCATGGGAGCCAATTAGTCAGGATATTAATTTTGATGATTTGGGTAGTTCGATATTTACAAGACCTAAACCACTAAAAGAAAAAACCTTAAGGAGAATAGCAGCTGGAATTAAGAAATTTGTAGTTGATGATCCTAATCGGTTTATTCTCACTGATAAGCTTGCTTCACCATTTTTGATACAGTACCACTCTGAAACTGCCAAGGGAGAGGTAAGAGGGCAAAGCCTAAGGGACCCAATACAAACAATAGATACATCTAATAGATACGGATTAGTTACCTGCTTTATATCAAAATATTATAAGACTGGTATTGGTCAGCCACTCTATGATCCAATACATACAATTACTACATCGGCTGGACATTTTGCCTTAGTATCTGCATTTATGATTAAATACTACGGTAATGGAGTTGGACAAAGCTTAAATGAACCAATTGGCACCATAGTTACAAAGGACAGATTTGGATTAGTACTTGTTGTAATTGATGGAGTAACATACCAGATCGTTGATATATGGTTCAGAATGTTACAACCAGAAGAATTAAAGCTTGGTCAGAGTTTCCCTAAAGATTACATAATAGATTTCAAAATGCCAAATGGTAGAAACTATCCGAAGAGTAAGCAAGTTGAGGGAATTGGTAATAGTGTTGTTCCGATTATGGCTGAAAAGTTAGCATTAGCAGCTTGTCCTTATCTCAAAGTTGGTGAGCGAATGCCAAATGCTTATATTGATGATAGTCAAGCACAGTTAAGATTTGCATAGGAGGGAGATATATGAATCTAAATCATATTTACCATGGCGATGCACTTGAGATATTAAAAACTCTTCCTGACAATAGTGTTGATTGCGGTGTAACTTCCCCCCCTTACTATGGACTACGTGATTACGGAGTGGATGGACAAATTGGTCTTGAAGAAAGTCCAGAAGAATATATAAACAGGCTGGTAAGCGTATTTAGAGAGTTTAGGAGAGTGTTAAAACCAGAAGGTACACTATGGGTTAACATTGGTGATAGTTACGTTGGTACTGGAGGAGATAGAAAAAATCCAGTAAGTAATAAAATATTTAATCAACAACAGCAATCAAATCCGAAGGATGGAAGATATCAAAGAACTCAAACGTTAAAAGAAGGTGGGTTAAAACCCAAGGATTTAATGGGTATTCCATGGTTGCTAGCATTTGCATTAAGAGCGGATGGGTGGTACCTAAGACAGGATATTGTCTGGAACAAGCCTAATCCTATGCCAGAAAGTGTTACTGACAGATGCACTAAAAGTCATGAATATATATTTTTATTTTCCAAGTCGGCACATTACTACTATGATAACGAAGCAATAAAAGAACCTTGCATCCAGGATGAAATGGCAAATGGATTCCGAGGTGGATCTTACTGCAACAATGAGACCTTTAAAAATGAAATTGGTGGGAAACGAAAAAGCAAAGGTAATTATAGACCTCCTGCAGGATGGGATACAGAACCAGGTTCACACGGTACCATACATAGAGATGGTAGAGCTGTAAGATATGGTGGAAATAAATATACTGCCAATCCAGACGAATTCTATCGTACAAAAAGCGAAAATGCTTATGAACCAAGAGAAAAACTTAATAAGAGGTCAGTCTGGACGGTAGCAACACAAGCATATAAAGAAGCTCACTTTGCAACTTTTCCAGAAGAATTAATCAAGCCTTGTATATTAGCTGGAAGTCCAGAGGGTGGAATTGTATTAGATATGTTCTTTGGGTCCGGAACTACTGGTAAGGTAGCATTGAATAATTTTCGTCATTACATAGGTATAGAGCTTAATCCAAAGTATATCGAATTGGCTAACAAAAGGCTAGAAGTTCATAAATCCCAAATGGATATGTTTAGCTTTGGAGTTGATAGGATTATAGTTTGAAAACGCAGCAGCGATTCAATAAAAATTCAAGAAAGGAGGCTATAAGATGGCTAAATCAAAAATCGACTTAAATAAGTTCGCAGGTGGCACCTTGCAAGAGAAGTTTAATGGAGCTTTGACAGAGGTAATCAAAAATATGCAAGATCCTAATACAAGCTTTAAGAACAAGAGGGGTATCACTATTTCCATTGGTTTTACCCAAAACGAGCAGAGGGATGATGCCAAGATTAATATTTCTGTTACAACCAAGACCTCTCCTGTGCTGCCTATTGAGACAGCATTGTACATGGGTAAGGATTTGGATACTGGAGAAGTTGACATTCGTGAATATGGCAAGCAGGTTGCAGGTCAAATGACCTTTACCGAGGATGTTACAGAAGATGAAGAAACAGGAAATGAACCAACAAACAAGGTAAGAAACCTTAGGGAACTTAAGGTTAAATAAGAAGGGAGATCATTATGATTAAAGAAGCATTGAAGTATATCGTAGATTTAAATAAACCACGTCAGGAAGTTATTCATGGTGAAGTTTTTGTAAGTAGAGATGAAGATTTACAGCGTGTGGATAGACAATTAAGAGCTTCATCTTTAGATATGTCAACTTTGACAAGCTTGGTTGACTACATAAAGGAAAACATTGATAAATTACAGGACGAGCAGCACAAACTCATTGTTCATGTGGTATCACCTACAAAGGTAAATCTTATTTCAGAACTTGATATGGACAGAAAAAGAGAGCACATAATTGAGGTTAATGCCAATCTTCCAAAAATTCGGTTTAACGAATTTATTGATCAGGAGTCCTTTATTATCATGATGCAGTCCATGTTTGTTAAGAATGATGATAAAGAAATAGTTCTCCAGGTTGCAGGAAATGTAGAGGATGGAACCGTTGCAAATTATAAGGATGATGGAATTACTCAAAAAGCCACGATAAAGACTGGACTTGCTAATAAGGATGATGTAGTTGTACCTAATCCAGTTAACTTAATGCCTTATCGTACTTTTCACGAGATCCAACAGCCTGAATGTAGCTTTGTATTTAGGATGAAAAATACCCACAGTGGTGTAGCTTGTGCAATTTATGAAGCTGATGGTGGAGCGTGGAAGAATGAGACAATGGAACAATTGGCAGCATACTTAAGATTAGAGTTAGTAGATAATCAGCAGGTTATTATTTTATCTTAAATCTATTAATGTATTTCCTTTATACAGGATAACATATCACAAATACCTTATCCGTTCAGGCGGTATCCATTACCGCCTGATATATACAAAACAAATTAATCAAGCTTATGACGGTAATGGAGGGTCAATTATATGACTATTGAGCAGATAAAACACATAGTTAGAAGTAAATTTAAAATAGGTCAAAAAGTAACCTTGACTCTAAATGTTACAGAAAAAAATGAGGGGGATAAAATAAAGGTTAAGATTTTAAGATTTTATCCGAATTTTGTTCTTACTGAAAAAAATGGCACAAAGGAGAGTTTTAGATACTGGGATTTTTTAAAAGCAACTGATGGTATTAATCCAGTTGTAGTTGTAAAACCAAGAGCTGGACATCACTTATCAGCATATTAAAAAAAGAGAGCTCGCAAGCTCCCCCTTTGATAATTACTATCTGGACAATAGTAATTGTAACATATGGACTGTGCTACTTCAAGGGGGTTTTTATGATGATGGAGACAACTAACATATATCAAGACGGTAAAGTATTCAGGGATATTGATTTTCAAATAATGCTTCGTAAAGAAAAAATTAGAGTCTTAAGAATATCTACTAAAAAAGCTTATAAGCTTGCAGGACTAAATGGACCAAGAGGAGCCGATAACATGGGGATGGATTACACAAGAGTAACTTCTTCTACTCCTGTAGCTCATATTGGCTTAGATGATGCCGTAAGAATGGTAGATAGAGACAATGATCAAATCAAGATACTTGAGAATGAAATTAATAAATTACGAGCAAGGAAAAGAAATTTACTTAGAATGCTTACTACCCTTGACGGTGTAGAAGCCAAAATATTTTATTATAGAGTTGTCATGGATGAAACCCAGGAGAGTACAGCAGAAATTATGGGTTTCTCCCATCGTCATTTACAACGGATAGAAAAGCAAATGAAAGAAAATTTAATTGAGTTTGAAATTCATGATTGATAGGAGGATGCAACTAATGAGAATTAGAAAATGTGATTTATGTGGTAAATTAGTTAGAAAACGAACTACGATAATAAATAAGCATAACGAAAAAACATTTGATATCTGTCTAAAATGCTTGAAAGAATTTGAATTTGAAGATTCAAAGGAGGTTAAGCATGAATGATTTAATCAACCGTAAAGCAATTGCGGAAGAAATAAAAAGCCTTGAAGTAAGTATTACAGGGTTAAGAGCAGGCAAGGGAATTCTTCAGCTATATGCAGAAGAGTATAAAAAATCTGTGTTAAAGATTATTGACGAGCAACCTATTGTACAGAATCAAATATGCGATATAGGGTGTGGACTATGTTTAGCTCACAATTCCCTTAAATGTCCAAGAATGGAGGTTGAGCATGAGTGATTTAATAAGCAGAAAAGCATTAATAGAAAAAATATCAGATGATAGATTCGATATATCGATTAAAGACAAAAGGAAACTGATTGACAGTATCAGAAAGCAACCTACCGCCTATGATGTAGATAAGGTTGTGGAGGATTTGGAGCAATTAAAACATCCATATCTAGTAACAGATAGCGACAAAGGGTTGCTACATAATCTTGATTTATACGTAGAAAAGGCTAAGGGCATTGTGAAAGGAGCTGTCAATGATGAGTGATATAGAAATGGTTATTTACTCTTTAGATTATATGCTTGGTTATGAAAGAGCAGTAAGACAGGGAGGTATTGAAGATACTGAAAAACTCAATGCTGAAGAAATAGAAGCGGTTGAGAAAGCCATTGAGGAATTAGGATACAGGCGAACAAAACTTGCAGAATATATTGAGCCATTTACAGGTGTAGGTAAGTTTAAATGTCCTTCGTGTGGCGAAATGCACGACGCTTGCTACGACGAAGAAACAGGAGAAGCAAAGTTATGGTTTAATTATTGTCCTGAATGCGGTCAATCGGTAATTACCAAGGCCAACGAGGAGGATGCCAATGAATGAGATAGAAAAAGCTATAAACGTGCTTAAAGAATTAAATAGTACAGGGCACAAAAAATTTGAAGTTGTAAGGGGCACATGTTATGCCTACATAGAAATTGAGCCTGTATTGAAAGCTCTTGAGCAACAGCTAAATGATAGGTGGATACCAGTAGCGGAGAGACTACCCAATAGAGATGGAAATTGTAATGTGTATGTAACCATAAAGCATATTGAATCAGGTCACGTATTTTCTGAAAAGATGCGTTGGAGATTCAGAAAATTTCAGTGGTACAACGGTAAAAATATATCAAGTTGTTATGAAGTTATAGCCTGGATGCCAGAAAAGACACCAAAGCCATTTACCCCATAACCCATGACATACTCACAACGTCAAAAATGAGCGTAACATACTTAAGCATATTACCAGTGATATATTCGCAATCGTAGGTCTCGATATTTAAAACTCTTTTGCGGAGGTGGGAATAAGTAATCTTGTAGGTAAATACCTCTCCTTCATCATCAATGATACGGAGATAATCCACCCTGATTTTACCTTGTGCGTTAGTAGTAACCATAACATTTACACTATGTCCTATAGGATGCCTTACGCTTGGTATTTTTGGAGCCGTATAAAAAGGCATTATTATCTCTCCCTCCGCTAAGTAGCCATTGGTGCAAAAGTAAGTCATATCTAAGAGATACCGCGCGAGAGATACCACCGACCTCCACAACGCAACTAAATACTAGCACGGTAGATCCTGCAAACTTTTCAATCTTGGGTTCGGTTACATCTCCCAACGTGTAAGTAATACCGTCGACCTCGAAATATTTAGGATAAAGTCCATCGGAGCCATAAAGGGATATTGTATCAATTGGTTCATGCATATTAAGCCACCTCACAAAAATTATTAATCACATTATAGAACATATGTTTGTATTTTGCAATGGTAAGTAAATGTAAATTAAAGATTGGAGGAAACATGACAGATAAAGAGAGAATTTTAATGGCAATTATAACTAGAATTATTCCTGGAATGAAATATCGCATACATTCTGAACCTGATGATTATATAGAGTCATTAATGCTATCACCAGAAAAACTGACGCATGGAGATTTGGTGTTTGCAAATACTTCAATATGCCCAAATGATTTTATGGTTGGATTTGTAGAGAGTGTTCAATCTGAATGCGTAGTAATTCGGGAAATTGGCAGTAGTCGGTTATGCAATTATTATAATGAGACATTTACAAGAATTAATAAAGACAGATTAGGTTATGAAGTTTTAGAAGGATTGCAATATAAAATATATAATAAAGTGTTAAAAGCCTTTGAATACACAGAATATTTTACAAGGTTTAAATCAATTTCATTTGAAGATAACACATGTACTGTTAAAGCAAGAGAATCATTTAAAAATGAGACTATTTTTGAAGTTTCTTTTGAGTATAACAGTAAAACCAGTATTAAAAGTATTGGAAAGTTATTGGAAGATAAGGAGAAAACAGCATCCAAGTAGCTTAATTAATACATCCGGCAAGTCCGGTATAGCCATAAGGAGGTTATAAGCGTGGAAGAAGAAATTAGAGGTGAATTTTTATTAGGGTTGCTAGATGTTTTAGAAGTATATAATGCATCGGCAGAAACAGAAGGAGAAAAACAACTGATGCACACTATTGTATCGACATTGCATGAAAATTTAGAGTTTACAGATTAAAGTTGATTAGCTGATAAGCAGCGGAAAGGAAAATGAGTGGATAAACTAAACGATAAGCAACAGTACATAATTGATAGTATCCTGATAGAAAGACAATATCAAGATACAAAATGGGGTGAACAAAACCATAATGCCGATAAATGGGGAATGATAATTGCGGAGGAGTTCGGAGAAACGTGCCAGGCTATTAATGAATTTGGTTTTAATCCAAATAGAGAAACCGAGGATAAAATTATCGTTGAAGCAATACAGACAATGGCTTCATGCATGGCAATGATAGAGTGCATATATAGAAATCGCAAGTAATTTGATACAGATACAGGAGTAACAGCCAACAAGAAAGGAAACCTATGAAAAGTATTGATGAAATAATTAAAACAGAGTATTCAGTCGAATTTGACGAGCTTAGAAAAAAGATGATGGTAATGGGATTCTATAAGTATGGACCATTAAAAGATAATATTGATAATCAAGCTTATGATATGCTAGATAGCCTTAAGGTAAGGCTAGAACACTTTGAAAAGACTAAGAACGTTGAATATCTAGCCGATGTTGCAAACTTTTGTATGATGATCTACATGTATCCAGAAAAGTTTGGAGCTTTCTACAAACCAACAGATAGTAATAACAGTCCTGGCATATCTGGAATGAGTGTAAACGACTTTAAGAATTACGGTAAATTTATTTGATACAGGAGTAACAGTATAGCTGGCTCCTGTAACATACAATTGCAAAAAACTGAAAGGAAGTGAATGCAGTGAGCGAGGATTCATTAACAGTGATAGAAACAACAACTATAGAAACAAGTGATCCAATTGTAACTACCAAAATAGTATATACGGTGCAAGAGATAAAAGAAATACTTAACATAGGAATCAACCAGGCTTATGAATTGGTGAACAGTAATCAATTTCCAGTAAAACATATCGGTAAGAAAAAAGTAGTTCCAGCAAAACCATTCATGCAATGGCTCAACAGTTAA